TCTGTGCCGCTTGCAATTTTTGTTAATGCTTTTGTCAGTCCGTAGGGTGTCATATGTGTTGTGCTGAGCATCTGTTGCCAGCTTTCTGCGGCGTTGTACCAGTCGCTTTTCGACCAGCTAGTGCTTTCGTATGCGTTCGGTACGAATCCGCTGCTTCTGCTTACTCCTAGTGCGCTGCTGCTTGCAAGTCCCATACTTGCACCGCTGATTGTTCCCGCTGAGCCGCCCGGCGTGCTCGCTCCGCCGTTTGAAAAGGCTAAGATTGGATTAAGTCCCGCTTTTTTCATGTCTTCAACTGCACGCTGGTATGCGGTGCTTGACATGTGTTCTTGCCATTCACGGTTTGCTAGTGCTTCTGCACTGTTGTAGTTCATTGCTACGCTGTTTTCAATGTGGTTATATACGCCTTGCATTATTGCTTGTAAGGTATTGTAGCCCATCTGTTTAAGCATACTTTGACTGTTGTATTTACCTTGCATGGCGGCTTCTTGCCCTTGGTATGCATATGCCTGTTTAAGCCAGTCATTTACCTGTTGGATGTTTGTTCCGGATTGGCTTCCGCTTTCCGAGTGCCCGCCTCCCTGGCTTACGCTCCCGCCCTGGCTTTGGCTGTTTCCGGTTTGTCCCCAGCCGCCGAACATTCCCGCGATGTTTTTTCCTGTATTTGTTAGTGTGTTGAGCGTGTTTGCTACGTTTCCCGCTACGTTGAGTCCTGTTAAGAGTCCTGATAATACATTCATTTAAAATAATAGCCCGGATTTCTCCGGGCTTCCTCCTTTCTTACAGTTTGTACAAGCCCGGTACGCTGTACAACGGCATACGTCTTGTGGTTTTGTTTGCTACTCGGATTGCGCCGAAAAACTGTGGCTCGTTCTGCACGATCAATGTCCTTGCGATTTCTTTCTTTCCTTCTGCCATCCACTCTTGCGACAGTGTCGGTACGGTTGAATAGTTGTCGGCATAGTGCCAGAAGTCTAACGTTCCGACTGCGTTGCTTCTCATCAGGCCAGATACTCGGTTTGGCTTCATTCTGTATTCTGCCCATGCTTCTTGGTATCCGAAGGTTTCTTCATCTGTTGCCGTGCCAGTGAGCATGATTTCTTTCTTTTTTACCGGCTGTTCTCCCAGGTTTGCAAATTGAGGCACGTAGTAGTCAAGCCTGTCGTTTCGGCTCCAGAATCGTTCAAGCCCTTGCTGGTAACTGTGATTGTGTCGTACACAACATACTCCGATTACAAATCCGTGTTCCTCGAAAGATTTTGTAAAACTGCTTTCATTGATGGGCGTTACTGACATTGCACCAGTTTCACCAATAGGCGTGTCCGTGTTGGTCTGCTGTCCGCTTGTCTGTACGATTTGGTTAATATTTACGTGGTATCTGCCACCGCCTAGGTATTCCGGCACCTGTACGGTTTTATCGCTGATTACTACATCCCACAGTGCTTGTACCTGTTCGCGGTATCTGCTACCCCCTCGTGCTAGTGCCTCGTAGTACTGTTGCACTGCTACGGCTTTTCTCAGGTCGTTGATGGTTGTTGCGGTTACTGTGCTGATGTCTGCATACATCCAGCCCCCTCCGCCTAGTTCGTTGGTTGTTCTGTCTTTTCCGGTGAACTGCATCGTTTTCTTTTCACCGGGTGCTCCTGTGCTATTTGTGTATACCAGAGAACCGGGTGTGTTGGCTCCATGTGCGTCTACTACCATTTCTAATGGTCCGCGGAAATCTTGGTATTCTCCGTTGGTGTTTCCCAATCTGATAGGTGCATTACCTTCCATTGGTAGCGCCACTGCCGGCCCACGTTGAGCATAGGGGAGACAGCTTGAGAAGTAGTCGTGGAATTTGTTTACCGGTAGACAGAGTCCGCCGGTAATTGCTTCTCTTAGCTCTTTTTCCATTTTGTCCGCGTTGGTTGAGTTTTCATTGTAGCTCTGGGTGTATGTTACATCGCTGTCATCATCTTTCCATACTGCCGCATTTCCTACATTTTCGTCTCTGAAAAATTCGTTCCAGATCATTACATATGCTCTGATTGGCAATGCGTTAATTTTGAAGGTGCTTTTTACTTTTGTCGGCACTCCCATGTAGTCTAGGATGCTTCTTTCGAGAGGTTTTGCCGAATTTGCAGTTCCTTCGATTTTTATTTCTGGTACTTTGTACGTTTTTTCTGGCATCCAGGGTTTGTTTTCTACTTCTCCCATGAACTGCTTAAAGTTTTTCCATAGGATGCGATTTGGACAATAGAAGTAATAGAAGTCGATGAATGCATCATCCATCACCGGAAATTTCGGTGTCGTCATTCGGATGATTGCTGTCGTGTTCACGTTAAATGTATCGCCCGGCAATACTTCGTCAACGTAAAACGGAATCAGTTTTCCAGCATCAAACGTTGTGAGAATAGTCTGGTCACGGTTGAATCGTGTTCGGCTTGCTTTCATTTCCGGAATTTGGTTGAAGTGTCGTTCATTGTTTCGATTCACTTTTCTTCCTCCTTTGCTTCAGGTTTTGCTTCTGCTTTTTCCGCTTCCATTTTTTTCAGCTCTTCAAGCTTTATTGCGTTTGCCTGTGCGGTTGCTATCATGCGGTGATACTCATGAATGTTTTGTGGAAATTCGGTGATGTCCACTTCTGTTCCTTCTAGTGCTCCCTGTGATAGACTTTTCAGAAATTGCGGGTCAAAACTTGCTTTTCGGATAATGTTCTTAATATCGCATTCTTCAGCATAGCTTTCGATTTCTTGCTGAATTTCGATCGGTGCTGTTTCTTGCAGTACTTCTTGTCCTTTTTCGTCTTTTGTCCAGACGTATTGTTTCCGGAATTTTTCTCCGCTTTCGGAAAAGAAGGGCTCTCGCCCTTCCTCGTATCGTTTATTCATGCGGCTTGCCCTCCCAGACTTTTTCCTTGTCGTTGACAAATTCGCCGTTTTCATCGTTGAATTTTGCTAACTTATAGCCGGTGTAATCTTCCGGCGACTGCCCTACAAAGGTTTTTTCATCCTTTTCCATTACATTGCACATTCGTGCAAACGTTGCGTTGTTCTTATTCTCGCCTACCCATGCATAGCACTTTGCTACGTTGTCCCACAGTCCATAATACAGATGTTCCATTGTCTTTTCCTTTCTTTTACAGCCGGATGCCACCGCGCATAGGTTTCTGGCTAAGGTTGATAGTTTTCGTCTTTCGTGCAGTTGTGTTGAATATTCGGCGATCTTTTGCGCCGCTCATTTTCTTACGATGTCGCGCCATTTTCATATTCCCTTCGTATTAGCTCTAAATCAATTTCGTTTGCAAAGCTTCTTATTTGCCACATTTCATCTACTAGCTTTTTAGCGTCTTCGATATTTGACACTTTTCTAAGCATTTTGTAGTCGTTGTCAATTTCTTTTAATTTTCGTATGAGTAGTTCTTTTAGTGCTTCTGTGGTCTGGTCTCTTACGTTCCATGTTTTGTGCATCATGGTTTACTCCTTTTAATTTTTGTTGGTACTATCGTGCAATGCATGATAGATTTCGTCAAGCTTTTCGAGAATCTGCATCATAATGCGGATTGCTTGCTTGACGTCTTTAATGGAAATCAGTGCCATTTTACATCCCCTTTCTGTATTTTTCATTTCGTGTATCGAAATGTACCCAGTTGTCATATACGATGATGCCGCTGTTGTTTGGGACGATGTTGTTTAGTACTTTTGCAAGTTCTTTTGGCGTCATTCCGTTCGCTCTGATGTCTGCCGCCATGCCGCGCATGTGATAGCTATATTTTGCTCCGCCTACTTTTTTGTTGTGGCTTACTGTGCGATATCCGCTTGTGATGATAATTGGTTTATTGATTTTTTTTCTTGCGATTTCTAGAATGGTTGCTAAATAATCGTCAACGAATACGATTGGTGTTCCGTCTTTGCATGCAAATTCCTTTACTTTGAAGTGATCTGTAATTTGTTCGTTTCCTTGCGCTTCTGCTAAATATGCTTTGATTTCCATGTTTGTTAATCCTCTTCTATTTTGTTTACCTTCCTCTAATTTTATTATACTACTTGTCAATAGGCTTTTCAATGGTTTTGCTGTTTTGTAATAAAATTGTAACTTTCTCTTGTAACCTGGTTTTGCTCCTTTGTTTCGAGAGCGCTTTAGCGCCTTGCCGTGCGGAGCGTATGCGGAGCTCGGCTAATCCATTCATTGTAAGCGCTGTGCGCGTTTTCAACACTTTCAACACTTTCAACAGGTTTTCAACAAAATGTTGCACAATGATTTCCGTCATTTTGACGAACTTTCAACAATTCAACAAGTTTTCAACAAAACTTTCAACAGTGTTTTTTGCTTTTTATTTACGCTTTAGCGTTAAATTTTAGTACTTTTCAACTTTTCCACCACCCCTACTACTACTCCTACAACAAGTTATATATTATACGGCACTTGTGAGTTTGCGAACAATAGTGCCTAAAAGGCCGCGCATGCGCGCGTGCGCGCTTCGCGCGCGTGCGCACGCGCGATAAAAGTATAGCTATTTGATAGACTGAATAGTTTGATACATGGACTCTTTAGACGACAATAGCCCAGTACCTTACTTGATAGGTACTGGGCTATGTGACACCATGACACTGTTAAAGTGTCCCTTTTCTCTTCATTTGCTTCTTGATCACTCTTTCTTTTGTCTTGCACTGTTCTGCAAAGTCTGCGTTTTCGTATTTTAGCCGGTTTTCTGCAATTGCTTTTGCTTGTCTGTTCTGTTTAATTCGCCATAATCTTTGTGGGTTTTCAGCTTTCATCATTTTTTCATAATAGCGCGGAATTTGTGCGTGTTTGCCGTTTGTGCATTGGATATAGCCTTGTTCCCAGATTTCTGCTTTGTGCTCTTTGTAATAGTGATCGCCTAAACCTGGCTTTAGGCTCATGCATGCGAATGGTTTTGCTTGCCCTAGTTCGTAGTATGCGTTTGCTTTGTGACCGTCTATCTCATACATTTTTTTTGTGACGTATCCAGCAACATATCTATAGGTTTCTGGTACTGCTTGTGCTATCTGTATTTGACCCATTCCCCATATGTTTGATAGCCATTCACTTGTAAAGTATCCGTTGTGTTGTATCTTGTATAGGTGTTTTAGATCTGTCGGTTGCCATCCATACAGTATCATGTGATAATGTGGTCTTGCTGTCTGCTCTCCGTACTCTCCCGCTATAAAATAGCGTAATTTGCCCCTATAAGCCTTTCTGAGGCGTTTTAAGAATTTTTGAACGTCAGTATACAGCAACGTTTGGACGCTTTCAGGGCGCTTCTCTCCTGGCTTCCAGACGTATTGAACTTTTCGCATGATTTCGCCTGTATTTACTATCATGCCCGGTACATGATTGTCATCATAGGTTAGCGTGATAAACCAGACTTGTTCTCTTGGATAATCTTTTGCTTCTAATTCTATTCGTGTTGTCCAGTCCTCTCTTTGTCTGATTCTGCATCCGATACACTGCCCGCATGGTATCAACATTATATCTTTCCTGTACATTAGATCTTCATATTTGAGCTGTCTTCCCGCTAATTGAGAAAAGCGGGAGAGTGAATACACCCTCCCGCTAATGTCTTTATCGTTCGGGTTGTACAGCCTTATTAATGGCTTGTAGCAACTCATTTTAAATAATCACCCGGTTTCCTTTTTTCTCCGTATTTGCCTGTTTTGTCTTGCGGTTTAACGTAGTTTTTTTTGTCTGGTTGTTTTGTTGTTGGTTTTACTGCATCTTTGATTGCATCGTCTGTGCCGCTTGCAATTTTTGTTAATGCTTTTGTCAGTCCGTAGGGTGTCATATGTGTTGTGCTGAGCATCTGTTGCCAGCTTTCTGCGGCGTTGTAC